CTCCAATTAACGAAAAACGAACTTCTGTTGGTTCGGATGAGCTGTTTCACCGTATTGGCACGAATTTTGACCCACAGGCACAACAAGACTTGTATATGAACTATCATTATCGGGCTATTCCTGACGAAAAGACTTATGATAGAGCAAATCGTTTGATTTCCGACTTTTACTCCAATAAATACCCCACACTGCCTAAAAACTCAGGCGGCCCCGTTACTCAACCCTTATATTCAGACAAAAGGTATTTAGTTTAATGGCCAATAAGAAACAAGAAGAACTCAACTCCAGGCAAGAAAAGTTTGCTCAAAACGTGGTTAAGGGCATGAGCAAGACCAAAGCAGCATTAAAAGCGGGGTATTCCCCTAAAATAGCCGCTAATATGGGGTCATCTTTAACCGGTAAAAACAACCCCAAAGTACAAAAAAGGATTGACAGTTTACAAAAAGGGGCGGCAGATCGCGTCATGCTTAATTTGTCCACCCATTTGCTAGATTTAGCTGAAATTCGAGACAAGGCTTTACAAAAAGGATCTTTTTCTGCAGCCGTTGCAGCCGAAGTTGCTAGAGGCAAAGCAGCAGGACTCTATGTCACTAAATCAGAACTAACGATTAATAAGATAGAAAGCATGACTAAAGAAGAAGTTATTAATCGCCTCAATGACATGTATCAGCAAACAGGGGGGATATTGCCTGATACTAAAATCATTGATTTAAAACTAAAAGATGAAACAGAAATTAACGGAACTACCTGAAGAAACCCTCAAAGAGTTTTTTGAATTAAGTGAGCGGTATAAAGAGATTACTGAGGTCGATGCGGCCCAGAATGATTTTTTATCGTTTGTTAAAAGCCAGTGGCCTAGCTTCATAGAAGGCCATCACCACAAAATAGTCGCTAAAGCCTTTGATCGTATAGCTGAAGGCAAATTAAAGCGGCTTATTATCAATATGCCGCCTAGACACACAAAAAGTGAGTTTGCGAGCTTTTTATTGCCCGCATACTTGATTGGACGCAATCCGGCACTTAAAATCATACAAGCAACACACACCTCAGACCTTGCCGTTCGTTTCGGTCGTAAGGTAAGGGATTTAATACAATCCGATATTTATAAACGTATTTTCCCAGATACAATGCTTAACCCAGACTCGAAAGCAGCAGGAAAGTGGGAAACAATGAAAGAAAACGAACCCACGATACGCGGAGAGTATTATGCGGTGGGTACGGGCGGTGCAATCGCTGGACGGGGTGCGGATCTATTTATTATTGATGACCCTCACTCGGAACAAGACGCAATGTCTAAAGTAGCTTTGGATGATGCCTATGAGTGGTATACCTCTGGTCCACGACAACGGTTACAACCGGGCGGTGCAATTGTTGTGGTTATGACACGTTGGAGCGTTAAAGATTTAACCGGACGTTTGGTTAGAGACATGTCTCGTAACACCCAAAGCGACCAGTGGGAAGTCATTGAACTGCCTGCAATACTGCCAAGCGGCGATGCCGTATGGCCAGAGTATTGGAAAGTTGAAGAATTGGAAGGGATTAAAGCAGCCCTGGGCAATGGACCAAAATGGTTTGCTCAATATATGCAGTCTCCGACTTCAGAAGAAGGAGCCTTAATTAAACGAGAGTGGTGGCAAGAATGGCCCGACACAACGCCGCCGGAATGTGAATACACGATACAAAGCTACGACACAGCGTTTTTAAAATCAGAAACATCAGACTATTCTGCCATTACCACCTGGGGCGTGTTTTACCCACATGGCCGAATAAACGACACTTTATACTCAGGAGAGGTTGCTCATCTAATACTATTAGATTCAGTAAAACAACGGTTAGAGTTCCCAGAACTAAAAAGAAAAGCCTTAGAGCTTTATGAATATTGGGATCCAGACACCGTGATTATTGAGTCAAAAGGAAGCGGCACTCCTTTAACGCAGGAGCTCCGGCAAATCGGCATTCCTGTGCAAAACTTTACACCAAGCAAAGGCGCAGACAAAATAGCTCGCGTGAATGCTTGCACTCCTTTATTTGAGTCGGGAATGGTTTGGAAGCCCGACGAACATTGGGCAACCGAAGTGGTTGAAGAATGTGCTTCTTTTCCAAACGGAGACCATGATGACTTGGTGGATTCCATGTCGCAAGCTGTTTTACGCTTTCGACAAGGCGGTTTTGTTCGACTTCCCTCTGACTATGAGGATTATTTTGAAGGAAATCGCCATAAAAATATGACTTATTACTAGGAGTTTAATAAAAAATGAAGAAGCTAACTGTGGGTATGGCTACCTACGATGATTTTGACGGTGTATTTTTCTCTGTTCAAGCCCTTAGAATGTATCACCCCGAAGTTATGGACCAGGTTGAAATTTTGGTGGTTGATAACAACCCCGATAGCCCTAGCGGAAAAGCGGTTAAGAAGTTTATGGAAAACTCTGTTCCGAATGGCCGGTATGCAACATTCACAAAATACAAAAGTAACTTTGTTAAAGAGCGTGTTTTTGTCGAGGCTCAAGGTGAGTTTGTGTTGTGCATGGATTGCCATGTGCTCTTACCGCCAGGAGCTTTAAAAAAGTTAATTTCTTATTATGAGCTGTTTCCCAAGACCAAAGATTTAATCCAGGGACCCATGATGCACGATACTTTAACCGATTTTTCAACCCACTTTAAGCCTCGTTGGAAAGGCATGATGTACGGAACATGGGACACGGACCATGAACTTTTAGAAAGAAGCGACCCTTTTGAAATACCGATGCAGGGATGCGGTCTATTTTCCTGTAAAAAAGAGCATTGGGTTGGCTTTAATCCTAATTTTAGAGGATTTGGTGGCGAAGAGTGGTATTTACAAGAAAAATTTAGAAAATTTGGTGGCCGAAACATTTGTTTGCCGTTTTTAAAATGGAATCATCGTTTTGGACGACCGGCAGGTCCACCGTTTAAAGTTGTTATTGAAGATAAAATAAGAAACTATATTATTGGTTGGATGGAACTTTATAACGATGTGTCTCATCCAGGCATTCAAGAAATGTTAAACTATTTTACACAAGAAGGACATGGCGAAATAGTCGATAAGGTGTTTCGTGAGAATTTCGATAGTTTCCAAAACTGGTAAGAATAGTATACTATTGTGTTAATCCTATTTAGAGAAATCATTTATGGCAATTGATAAACAGGTTCAACCGATGGAAAGTCCTATACCTATGGACGATTTCAACGGCCCAATGGAGATAGAACTTGAACTTTTAGGCGAAGAGGGAGAAATGCTTTCGGAAGAAATGCCGGTAGAGCAGGGTCCTCAATTTAATGAAAATTTAGCTGACTTTTTAGAGTCTGACGTTTTAAATACTTTAAGCAGTGAACTCACGGCGCTTTACTCTGAAGATAAAGAGTCCAGGCAAGATTGGTACGATTCGTTTAGAAAGGGTCTTGATCTTTTAGGTATAAAACAAGAAGAGCGAACACAACCGTTTCAAGGTTCAAGCGGAGTTAATCACCCTCTATTGGCTGAAGCCGTTACTCAATTTCAATCACAAGCGTATAAAGAACTTCTTCCACCAGGAGGCCCGGTTCAAGTTCAAGTAGTGGGCGAACATAATCCAGAGGTAATTTCCCAATCAACTCGCGTTAAAGAGTTTATGAACTATCAAATTAGTCACGTCATGGAAGAATACGATCCAGAAATGGATTCCATGTTATTTTACCTACCTTTATCGGGCAGCGCGTTTAAGAAAATATATTTTGATATGATGTTGGACCGTGCAGTAAGTGAGTTTGTCAAGGCAGAAGATTTGGTGGTCAGTTATTCGACAACAGATTTGTCCACTTCCCCGCGTGTTACGCATGTAATGACCATGACTAAAAATGATTTATTAAAAATGCAACTCAACGGCACTTATTCAGAAGTGGAGCTAATGGACCCAGGGCTTATTGAAACAAATGAAGTTCAGGAGAAAATGGAAGAACTTGAAGGCATTAATCCGTCTTACGCTGAAAACAATGAGCTTTATACTATTTTAGAAATGCACGTTGATTTAAGGCTTACTGAAATTGAAGACCACGGTTTTGCGTGTCCCTACATTGTAACGATTTGCGAAGACATGAATCAGATACTGGCTATTCGCCGTAATTGGGAAGAAGGGGACCAGCTTTATAAGAAAGTAGATTATTTTGTTCAGTATAAGTTTCTTCCCGGGCTAGGGTTTTATGGTTTTGGTCTAATTCACATGATTGGGGGCCTAACTAAATCAGTTACGTCTATATTGAGACAACTAATTGATGCAGGAACTCTGGCCAATTTACCAGCAGGGTTCAAGGCTAGAGGGATGCGTATTCAAGGCGAAGACGAGCCCCTACAGCCCGGAGAGTTTAGAGATGTTGATGTAGCTGGGGCCACGATTAAAGAATCGTTATTACCGTTGCCTTACAAAGAACCTTCGGCTGTTTTATCTCAACTATTGGGAATTTTAGTCGACTCTGGAAGACGTTTTGCTTCAATTGCTGACATGCAGGTTGGAGACATAGGGTCTCAACAATTACCGGTAGGTACTACTATTGCTATGCTGGAAAGAGGCACCAAAGTAATGTCGGCCATACACAAAAGACTACATTTTGCTCAGAAAAAAGAATTTAAACTTCTTGCAAAAACTTACGCTAAATTTTTACCAGCACAATACCCTTATGTTACACAAGGCGGTCAACAAGTCGTTATGGCACAGGACTTTGA